CACCCATTACAGATTTGGTCCCATATTTATTAGACTTCTTACCAAACTGCTTCAATACCGAACTCTGTTCTGCTCTGGTACGTCTATCTGCAAATATATCCATGTTGTCTCCTAGTGTGTCTTAGATTGCCACCATTGCTTTGCACCATAACGCTGAAACTGCGCCTTTATATGCTGTAACCCTGCACCTGCTTTAGCAGATACAGTAGTCTTTCTGGGCTTACCTTCAAGTAAATCTTGTTTCCCTTGCGTTCTGTACGTGACATTAGGCTTCTTGCTTTGATATTCCTTATCCAAGTGAATCTCATCTTTCGCTGTGCCTTTGGTCATTTGGCGAAATCCGACATCTTGAATACTAACCTTATCCTGAACCTTACGAGCCTGACTTACAACTCTAGCCCTAGTTCGATCATTCTTTAATCTTTGTAATGCCTTATTAACTGTATCTGTCATTGCTATCTCCTATTACTACTTAATCTCTCCCAAAATAGTGAGAAGGAAGGTCTACAGGGTAGACCAACGCTACTTTTGTACCCCCCTACCCCTTACGGAGATTTATAGCAGGATAGGCAGGGCTATCAATATAAATAGCAGTGATGGAATTGAACAGTCAAGCAGACTGATGTGGAGGCAGATATAAC